AGTCTCGAGGAAACCGTCGCGCTTATGGGCGGACTCGAGCAGGCCGGTATCGACGTGACCCGGATCTCGCCAGGCCTAAACCGGTTTAGCCGCGAAATCGCCGACTTAGGAGGCGACCCACGCGCAGCGCTCGAGGCGATCGTTTCACAAATCGAAACAGCTACCAGCGACGTAGACGCCTTAAAGATAGCAACCGAGGCGTTCGGCGCAGAAGGCGCACAACGCCTGTCGGCCGCTATTCGTGCCGGCGCTTTCGACCTAGGCGACTTTAACGGGCTACTAGGCGACGGCACCGGCCTTGTTGACGAACAAGCCGACGCCGTGCTGACGCTGGGCGAACGATTCGCGATGCTACGCAACCGGCTCGCCGTGAAACTCATGCCAGCAATCGAAAAAGTTATTGAGTTTCTTGAAGGCTTACTGGAAGCGATTGACAAAGGCGGCCTAGCTGGCGCAGTCGATTACTTAAAAGAGCGGTTTGGTAACCTCGGCCAAATGATGTCAAAAAACGCGCCGCTGTTCGCTGCGCTGCTTGTCGTCCTAGGCGGCATCGCTGTCGCGTTGCTGGCGTCAATCTCTCCAATAATCCTTGTCGCTGCCGCTATTGCTGTGCTTGTTGCCGGCTTTGTTTGGGCAATGGAAAACGTTGACGCGTTCCGTAACTCGGTCGAAGCTGTGGCGTCAGTAATCAAACGCCTGCCCGAAGTGTTCAATCTGGTAAAAGACAACCTGGGCGACATTCTGCTGCTCATGTTTCAGCCGATGCTGTTCGGCGCAAAAATGGTGTTCGAGGGTGTGCGGGCGCTTTGGAACGCAACCATTGGCGGGTTTGGTTTTGACGTGCCCGGCTGGCTGCCTGAGATCGGCGGCAAATCGTTTAGGTTCCCAAAGATTCCGGCGTTTCCGTCTATACCTGGCTTGGCCGACGGTGGCATAGTGACCGGCCCGACGCTGGCGCTGATCGGCGAAGGCAACGAACCCGAGGCCGTTATCCCGCTGTCACGTATGGGCGAAATGAGCGGCGGCGGTATGACTGTAAACATTACGATGCCAGCAGGGAGTGACGGCGACGACGTGGTTCGGGCTTTGCAGTCTTACCAGCGCCGCCGGGGCACGCTGCCCGTGCAAAGCGGCACCCGCAGGTTCTGACGTGGCGATCGTTACCACTTGGCAAATCGGGATTGGCTACTACGACAACGGCACCAGTTGGACGTTTACGGACCTCACAAGCCGCACGACCGGCCTGACTGTTGACCAGTTCACCGACCTCGGCATTGTCGGCACCTCGAGCGCAGCGGTCACGTTTAACAACAACGACGGCGCACTAACGCCCGGCGGCGGCGGCACGTTCTCCAGTACTGACTGGTTCCAACGAGCTCTAGTCATTCGGGCAACGATTACAGCCGACGCCGGCACCGAAACCGTTCAAGTGTTCGGCGGCATCATTGACGATTTCGACCTTGACGACGACGGCGTGACGTCCACGGTAATGATGGCTGCGATTGACGTAGTGCAAACAGCCGGCCGTCAAGTAATCAACGCTACTTGGCCGGCGTCAACGACTTATACCAACGCCTATCTGGCTACGCGTGTGCTGCTTGACCCGTCAGCGCCCGAAAATAATACGATCATGCCACGCTGGGGCGAAACAGCCGAGGCTGACGGCGTGCTTGACGTGACGGGCCTGTCTCCCATCGTCGGCGGCGTAGGTACCTACGCAGGCCGTCCCGTAGTGCTTGATCCTAATATTGCCGAATCTGGCCCGGTCGGCGATTACATGGCGAACGCTGTAGCGACCGCCGGCCTCACAGCGTTATGGCCCGGCGCGCTAAACGTGACGACTGGACACGCCGAACTTTTTATCCTTGAAAACGCCCAAAAACGAGACGTCAAATCTTTTCTGTTCGACGAAAGCGTGAGCGCTGGCGAGTTGCCGTTTCGCAACCTTGAGCGCGCATTCAACGTTGACCAGCTCACCAACGCTGCACAGATTACGCGCGTTGGTCAAACAGCGACCCAAACAGCCACGGGCGCGACTCGAGCGCTTTACGGGCCAAGAGTGCGGATCTACCAGTCAGGCGCGTCAACTGACGCGAACGCTCTTGAGGATGCTCAAAATTGGGTGAAACGGTTTGAGTATTCCCGGTTCGTTGCGGAACGTCTGCAAATTACGGCGAGCATGGTTGAACAACATGCAGCCGACGCCGATTTCGACGAATGGGCTGACTTGCTAAACCCGAAGCTCGGTATTTGGGCAGGCGCTCGAGTGCAGTACCAGCCGACCGGGTCAGGTTCGACCAAAACCAGCCGTTCGTTGATTGTTGGGCGCACAATCAAAGCAACGCCGGCAGACACGACCGTCACGCTCACGTTGCGCCCGTCTATTGATTACGGCACCTTTACCCTCGACAGCGCCGGCTTGGGTATTATCGGCGTTAACCGGCTCGGATAGAAAAGAACAGTATGTCCTACCCCTTTACTGGCGGAAACATTCTCAACGCATCCGAACTCAACGAGATCGGTCTGTTTCACGTCAAAACAGAAACGATCAGCGGCACGCCATCAAGCGTCACAATCACGAGCGCGTTTTCGTCAACATTTGACAACTACCGGATTATCGGGCACGCACTCGACACAACCGGCAGTGGCAACGATATTGAAATGGAGCTCGGCAACGGCGGCAGTCATACGACTGGCTACTACGGCAACATCACAAGATTTCAATACAACGTGAGCGGCTCCAGTAGCTCAAACTTTTCAAACGCTTCGCCGATGCCAATTGCGTACGACAACGCTACAGCCGGCGCAGCTCACCTCGACGTGACCCTGTACCGCCCGAATGTGTCTGCGCCCACGTCATGGTCGCAAAAAGGCGGCAGTATTCGAGGCATTGACGTGAACGGCTACTACAGCCAAGGCCAGTCGTTCACGTCTGTTACTTTTGAATGCACTGTCGGAACCTGGACCGGCGGCGAGTTTCGAGTGTATGGAATTGTCAATGGCTGAATGGACCCGTGAAGAACTGGAAGCGCTGACACCGTTTGACAGCGCCACGCGCCAGGTCGGCGACAAAATCGTGCCAATGACACGCGAGGACTACGACGCGTGGATCGCTCGAGCTGTCGGCCGGCCAAAAACTGACGATGAATTGTAGGCGCAGCGATGCGCGCCGCCCTGCTGGCACGCCGCACCAGTCGCACCCTGTTAGCTGCGACGTACCTAGTGGCGTTTTTTGCGCCGACGCCGGCGCTGAGCGTGCCCGCTGCTGTTGCCGTGTCGGCCGAAACGCCGTTCGTTGATTACTCGGTCACGCTTGACGGCGACACGCTGTTCCACGTTACGGCATCGTCTGGCCGTGATTGCGACGGTTTCGACTTTACGCAGCACGTAGACCCGTGGCTGATCCTGTTTGACGCTGACGGCGCAACTGTGACGTCGGACGATGACGGCAACAACAACGAAATCGGCGACTGCTTTAGCGCAAAGCTAAGCCTGACGCCTGCCGCCGGCGATTACGTGCTGAGGTTCACGACGTACCAGCGCGAGTCTGGGCAGTTTGACGTTCCGACCGGTTCCATGGTTGTGGCGTGGTCTGCTGACGGTTACCAGCCGCCCACAACAACGACAACGACCAGCACAACGACGACTAGCACGACTAGCACGACCACCTCGAGCACGACCACAAGCACGACCACAACAGCCGCACCAACGACGACAACAACGACAACAGCGCCACCTACTACGACGACGACGACAACCGAGGCCCCACCATCTACCACTACAACGACCACCACCACGACTACGACGGCCCCACCGACCACAAGCACAACCACAGCAGCACCAACCACAACCACAACAGCCGCACCGACCACAACGACCACGACAGTGCCGGCCACCACGCTGCCGCCCGTGACTTTGCCGCCGACCACAACCAGCACGACCAACTCAACCACGACGACCACAACCACAACAACAACCACAACGACCACAGCGCCGCCCACAACGACCACAACGCCGCCCACGACCACCCAAGCCCCACCAACCACCACAGAACCGCCGAGGCTCACAGAGGCCCGCACAATCGCCGCAGCAATACTTGACGAAACGCTCGCCGCTGCCGTCGTTACTGTTATCGCTGCCGAACCCGCCGACATTCAAGCCGACGACGTGCGCGAAATGGTTGAACAAGAAACATTCGACAACCTGCCAGACGAACAGCTTGCCGCCGTTGCCGCAGCAATCACCGACGCACCCGACGAAGCCAAACAAGTATTTGAGGCCGCCGCCGCTGACGACATGTTTTCGCCGGCTTTAGCCGACTACACCCGCACCGACTCAACAATTACACAAGCAGAACGCCAGCTAGTCGTTGTTGTCACTGCCGCCGGCAGCGTTCTGGCCTTACCCCGACCATCAGCCCCTACCCAAACGACTGGAGCAACCGGGCCGTCAGCACGCGGCCCACGATCACGGAGCACCAGCCGATGAAATACATGAAAGAACTATTAGCCCTAGGTTTCACGCTGGGCGGTATCGGCCTGGTGCTGATAACGCTTGCGCCCGGCTCGAGCACATTCCGCTACGCCGTTTGGATCGCGTCGGCGTCGCTGCTGGCGCACATGTTGGCGGTCGCTCTTGACAACCCGACCGACGACTAAGCTCGTGCCATGTTCCGTTCATACACGTTTTGGATTGACGCAGCCGAACGCAGCCTCTCAACCGGTGCCGCTACCGTCGTCGCGCTGGTGTCCGCTAACGGCGTAGACGTTATGAACGCCGGCCTGTTTGAGATGCTCGCAGCTGGCGGCATGGCGTCGCTCGTTAGCTTTCTCAAAGTCATCGCGGCGACGGCCGGGCCTATTGGTGCAAGAGATGGCGCGCTCGTTCGGATCCCGCAGCCAGCAACAGATGACGACCTGCTCGACTAATGGGCCTAGACGCAAACCTGGCAGGCGTTCACCCGATCCTCGAGTTTCGTATTCGTGGGCTGCTGTCTGAACCAAAGCTGAAACGGTACGGCACGTACCGAGCTGTGCGCGAATACTCCAAACAGCGAGCTTTGCGAGATGCCCACCTAGCCGGGCGTGGCAATCTGGCGGCTGACCCTGACCGCGTTCTGCGCACCGGCCTAGCGTTTCCGTACACGTGGCGGCCTCGAGGCTCATGGCATATGCGGCAAGCCGATGGCTACGGGCACGCCGTAGACCTACGCCGGCCGCCAGGCGTCACCCGTGCAATGGCCGACAAAGCCGTGAAACCGTACCTAGCCAAATGGGGCCTAGCCCAAACCGTTCGCAGCGAATGGTGGCACCTCCAGGCGCTGACCAGCTCAGGCTGGGTAGACGGTCCCGCACCATCAGGAGATAGCGAAATGTTTATTACCTACGACACCGACCAGGATGAGCACATTGTGCACGTCGCCGGCGTCGGTTCTGCCGTCGTCAATAGCCCGGCGCACTGGCAGGAAGTCATCGCCAAAGGCCGCATGAGTGGCGTGTACGAGTCGAAGCACATGAATGCGCTGTGGGCTGCAATGAAGAAACAAAAACGACGTTCAACAGTTTCCTAACTGACAGCCCACACGTTGTTAACAGGTTGTGCTATGTTGTGCGGCTATGACTGGAAACCAACAACTACAGGCGCTAGCGCGCCCGTTCCCAACCTCGGTAGTCGAACGAGCACCGGGCGGCTTTGGCGATTACGTCAAACATTCCGTCGTTTGTGAAAAGCTTTTGGCTGTGGTCGGCCCGTTCACGTGGGAGATCGTGCGGGAGATCACCGACGCTGACGGCACGCTAAGCGGCTGTATCGGCCGCCTGACGTGCGAGGTAGACGGCCGCACCGTGAGCGTCGACGGTGCCGGCGACGTAGAACGGCCCGAAATCCTGAACAACAACGGCACCCGCCTCAAACACGCCGAAAGCGACGCGCTCAAGAGGGCGGCAGCCCGCCTCGGCTGCGGTACGCACCTGTGGAGCGGCGACCAGTACCGCCTAGACCGTGCGCTTGCGTCGAAAGCAGGCAGCGATGAGTAGCGTTTTAGTGCCGTTGCTGATCCTGTGGGGTGTGCTGTTTGTGCTGACCATGACCGAGGCAGGCAACGATGCCTAGCTTTTGTCTCGAGTGCGGGCAGCATCCCGCCGACGGTTGCCGGAACTGGTGCGCCAGCTACACGCCGGCGACGGTGTACCGGCACCAAACGCCACGCGCCCGCAACACCGACCCAGCCACCTCGCACTATGCCGCTACAGCCGTCGCGAACGTGACCGAAACGCAGCAGGCAATACTCGAGGCCTACCGGGCGCACGGCCCCATGACCGACGAAGAACTTTGCCAGCGGCTTGCCGTGGACACGCAGCGGCCCGTTTCGGTGTCAGGTATCCGCACCCGACGCGCCGAACTGGTTGAGGCCGGCACCGTTCACGACACGCAAACAACACGCCCAACAGCTACCGGCCGGGCAGCGATCGTTTGGACCGCGAACCGATGAGCTACACGTTTCAGATGACGGCATGGCCTGCTGCTGGCCTCGAGGAATTCCAAGTTTACGAACTTGAAGTCGATTGCGGTTGGTGGACGTTGAACCAGCGGGTACACGCCGACGACATAGCGCACGCCATGACCGAAGCCGTTACAGCGTGGCGCGAACAACGAAACCCGGCCCCATGATCGCGCTAACTGTTGCGGTTGCTGTAGCTGTGATCGTTGGCAACGTCGCTGTGGCTGTGCTGTTGTTTATTGAACGGCCAGAACAACGCGACCGATGGCGTTAGCCGAACGCTGCGCGTCGCCGTCGTGCAGAGGCATAGACGGGCCCGTAGGCCGCTACGGCGTCTGCTTGCGCTGCTGCCTGCCGATACCCGACGAAACCGGCGGCATGTCGTCGCTCGTGTTTGACGACGTGCACGGCCGGCCTATAGGCGACCACGCCGACCTACCCCAAATCGACGCAGCGTTTCCGGATGACTGAAGCCGAACTACAAGCCACGATCGTAGACGCCGCCCAGCTCGCCGGCTGGCTGGTGTACCACGACCACGACAGCCGCCGAAACCCGGCAGGCCTGCCTGACTTAATCCTGTGCAAACCGCCACGCGTTGTGTTTCTGGAGCTGAAAAGCGAGAAAGGCCGCACCCGACCCGAGCAAACCATTTGGCTAAACGCGCTCGAGGCGTGCGACACGATCGCCTCGGCACTAATCCGACCCGACAACTTAGAAACCGTTATCGACTACCTAACCGAAAAGAGAACCAGTGAGTAGCAAACACGCCGAACGCATGAAACGCGCCCGTTATGAACCGATTGAACCGCCGCCGGCACGTACCCACAGCGAACGCATGGCCGACGCTCGAGGCGTTCGCTTGTACGGCGACAACATGCGGCTGCGCCACGCTGACCGCCGACGTATCACCGCCCACAGAAACGGGGCCGACCGTGTTAGCCGCTGACGTAAACGCCGTGCAGCAACTCCTGGGCTGGTTAGTTGTGCTGACAACGGTCGGCTGCTGGGTTATTTGGCGCGTGTATGAGGTACGCAAACCGAGGCGTGAACGGTTCGAGGCCGAATGGCAGCGCCGATTTGAGCCGAACCGGCAGTGGGTGCCTGAGCATCGCCAGTGGACCGAGGCCGACGCCCAGGCCAAAATAGACGCCGATTATGTGCGACTCATGCAAGAGCTGCCTGACGATCATTTGCCGAGCGACTGGCGCAAATGGGGCAACAAAGCCGGCGCACGAAAGGCACGCCGATGACCGTGACCGTGATTACTTGCCGCCGTTGCGGATACGTAAACGAGTTAAACAGCAGCCTGGGCGATGACCTAACCGACCGGATCGTAAACACAGCCGGCGACCTGTTCGCCGTGGACCCGGCCGCGATCATGTCGCGATCGCAACGCCAGCGGGTCGCGAACGTGCGCGCTGCCGTGTTTGCTGTGATGCGCAACGATTTACAAATGAGCTACCCAGACATAGGCGCAACGATGGACCGCGACCACTCGACTGTCATGCACGCCGTGCGCCGTTGTGACCCAGCAATGATGGAACAGCTCGCCAACGCTGTTCGGTCGTTTCTGCCAATTCCCTAAACGCACACTGCCCGGCGGGATTCCTCTACCGCCGGGCAGCGCTTGCGTCGGGTGTCTATGTGTGACATGGTTCCTGTGCATCAGAAAACCGAGGCCAAGCGTAGCACGTTTGGCAGGCGACAGTCAGCCCAGATGACTGCGATTCAATCCCGTGAGAGATTGGCCAGCGCTCGAGCTGGTGCCCGCAATGGGGCGAACACTTCAATACATTGCAAACCGCTTTCGCAGTTAGCCCAGGTCACCGTGCCGCCGCTTGGGGAGATGCCAGAGCTACGGAAACACGACGCGGCCCGCCGAAGTAATGCCCGGCGGCTATGTAAGCGATGCAACAGCGACCGCCAAGAATCGCACGACATAGGCCTTACCAGCTCGCAATTTGTGGGCTGTGGTCTATGACGCTCCGCGCTTGCTCCCACCAAGTAGGGGAAGCTTGCAGGCATGGAGCGTTGACAGGAAAGCGCCGCAGGCGTCAAATAGAGACAAGCGACAGACTGGAACGATATGACATATCAGCGAAGCATTTGGGCCGAGGACGCCGGCATTTGGCACGACATGAACGGCAGGCCGTGGCGCGAAGTTGACGAACCCTGGCACGGCTGGGCACGCTGGAGCGACAATGCTCGAGATTGGGAACTGTTCGACGCCGGCTATTGCGGTTCGCTGCTTGACGCTTTGGTTTGCATTATTGAGCAGCTAAAAGACGAACGCGACGAACTGGCGCAGCAATGAACCACGGCACAGCTTCGACGTATCAGAACCACGGCTGCCGTTGCATACCGTGCACCGACGCTCAAGGCGTTGCGTTGCAGTCTTGGCGTAGCCGTCGCGGCCGGCTAGGCGTGCACGGCCCCCGTCAGCCCAGGCACGGCGTTCGGAGCCGATACGTGAAAGGTTGCCGCTGTGACTTGTGCCGGGCTGCTGAAGCGGCTTACAAACGGGCGTATCGGGCTGCGCGTCATGGCTGCGTCAAATGACGCGCCCGCTGCGCGTCGGTTCGCTATGCACAGGCATCAGCGGCCTTGAACTAGGGCTACGACTAGCCGGACTTGACACGCTGCCCGTGTTCGTGTCCGACATAGACCCCGGCGCTAACACGTGGCTAGCGGCCAACATGCCCGACACGCCAAACCTCGGCGACTTTAGATCGGAAGGCGTCGTGTAGGGAAAGAGTGTTAGACGGAGTGTAGTTCTCGGTGGTGGGGGGATC